CAAAGTGATGCCCAATACCAAAAGTGCGCGGGTCATTTGATGCCGACTTTGGTGTCTTTGTTGTCAACAATAGTCGGCTTCTTGTTTCCATTGCCACTGGCCTTGCGTTCGATGCCAAACGATGCCATCGCGCCAGTAAGAAGCGAAGCAACAAACGTGTTGTCCATCTTCATGGCTGGATAGATCCCCAGGTACGAGATCGTCAGCAGTGTGGCGCTCCAAGCAAGGACAGCGCACTTAACGACATCAGCAACGCAGATGCCCTCCTTTTCGTGCTGCTCTTCGGGGTTGGTGGCCATGGCGCAACAGAGCTACCGTTACAGCGTAACTAGGTCAATCCCATGCTTCTAGTTCTTAAGCCTCTGGTCATGACAATGTGGCGCTCCAGAGCGTTCAAAGAGTTGATCATTGCGATGTTGGAGCGGATCGTGACTCGCACCGACAACGATTTAGATGATCTGGCTGTCAAGCACCTGAAGGATTTGCTGTTGCCTGACACAAGAGTTGAAAAGTAGGTGGAGTCAGGCATTATCCAGGTGACCTTGCTGCTTGGGGCCATGGGTCTTGCCCTGCTGCCGTTTTTCCAGTTTTTTCGTGGCACGCCCCATCAGCTGGCTGCAATTAAACAGCTTGAGGAGTCAATGCCAGCGAGCCTATTGGAAGAACACGAGGCTGATTGGTTTCAGGCGTGGAAGGAGAGTGGATATGACCAGCAGATATATATGCCCTACTTCAAACAACTCGATAACGAGACTGGAACGGGATACAGGGAGTGCTTCTCGTCAGCGGCTGCGATGGTGGCGGCGTATTACAAGAAGGTTCGGACGGATGATGAGTACAACAAGATCCGCGCCAAATATGGGGACACCACATCGGTAGAGGCTCAGATTGCAGCGTTGGAGAGCCTTGGCTTGAAAGCTGAGTTCCGCAAAGACGGTGACGCTGACATGGTGGAGTTAGAGATCGAAGCTGGCAGACCAGTATTGGTTGGCTGGTTGCACGCAGGCAACATGCTTCGTGGTGAACCACCAATGTGCAATGGCCTTGGCTGTGGCCATTGGAGCGTGATCAGTGGTTATGCAGGCAAGAACAGCAACGATCCAGAGTGGATCATGCAAGATCCCCGTGGCTACCCCGAGATGGAGAAGGGTGGTCACAGCAACCCGCATCTGGGGCGTAATGTCCGAGTGAGGCAAGCAGCGTTTTACCAGCGTTGGCAGGCTGAAGGCCCTGGAACTGGTTGGGTGATTTTGGTGAACGAGTGAGTTCTCAGTAGGATTGATTTTTGCGTTTCAGATATGGCGGTTCTTTGCGATTGGGAGATCAAGGCTCGATGCCGTAAGAGCCAAATGGTCGTCCCATTCGATGAAGAGCTGCTGAATCCAGCCAGCCTTGATTTGCGGCTAGGTGACTACTTGATGGTGGAGAGCATTTATAGCCCTGAGCTGGTGCGTATCAACATCGCGGACAAAACAGAGGATGACCCGTTCATGCTTCAGTCCGGTGAGTTTTGCTTGGCTGAGACACTTGAGCTGTTTAACCTGCCCGACGACATCAGCTGCCAATTTGTACTCAAGTCAAGCCGCGCACGATCTGGTCTTAATCACCTGCTTGCTGGCTGGTGCGATCCAGGCTGGCACGGAAGCAAGCTGACGCTCGAACTGAAGAATGAGCGGCTACATCATGCTTTGCCGCTGTATCCAGGGTTGAAGATTGGCCAGATGGTGTTTCACGTGATGTCAAACGCTCCAATGCGTAGCTACGCGGAGACAGGCCATTACAACAACCACTTGACAGTCATGCCGTCCGTGGCATGAATTGATAAGAATCTTCAGAGCTATGGGCTGGGCTGACTGGATGGTCGTCAACCAAAGCCTTGAAGAGGAGTTGGAGCTGGAGAAGAACGTGCGAGACGTTCAGGGCTGCACTGACGAAGATGCCCTGAGGTCGTTGTGTGTCTCCCTGGTACGGACCAACTGGCACCAAGCCAAGCTGCTTCGACAAGCAGTGGGCCACATCGGTGAGCTAGACGCAATCAATGTAGGACAGGGATAATCTCCACCTGCCTGTCTGACAAACTCGCCGCGTCTTTTGCGCGCTCCAGACTGCTGTAACTACAAGCATCGTCTGCTCTCTTAGTCCAATAGATGTCGCCTGAACCCATATAGAGCGCAGAAACGAACAGCGGCTCTGCCTGAGCCGCTTTGAGAGCAAAACGCATGGAACGATTTAATCGTTGTTTTGTTTGGTCCGGCCCTCAACCTGCTTACGGACGGACTGCCGCCACCGAGCAAGATCCTGGGCTTCGGCCTCGCTGTAAACGGTAGGCGAAGTGATGCGCTTCAACTCCGAATACACAGCTTCTCTTATCCAAGCTGTCGCACGCTGTTTGTTCTTGGCAGCCTCTTGCTGGACTAGCTCTGCTCGATTGGGGTCAAGCAAGATCTGAAAATACTGCTTATTGCCGTGCCGAATCGCCATAACGTTTAATGTGCTACACACACATTACCATGTGATAGAAGAATCGACCTTCTTTTTCCACGCATTGGCCTGAGCACGACGAGCTTGGGCGCGCTGATTCGTACAGCCCGCCCGCACTTCGCGTGCCCCCTCTAAGAACATTGCAGCTCTCTGCAAATCACCCGTGGTTGCTGTCTGGATCGCCTTGTTTAGACGCTCCATCACTAATTGCCTGCCTGTACGCGGCATCCATCGCCTCACGCAGATTCTGGTGGTACGTTACCCGCCCCGCGCAAGAACAAAACCACCCATCATCTGTGCAGTACACACTGATCATTAGTGAACCTCACTCCAGGTTTTACCGACAGACACCTCAGCTAGGGCAGGAATCTCTCCGAGCCACTTGGCCTCAGCATCCTCCATCACCTGTTTTAGGGTCGCCGCCCACTCCTGAGCCGCATCTTCCCTAACAAGCAACAGAATTTCGTCATGCACCGCAGCAGCAATACGCACGGTGTCTTCGCCTGCTGCTTTGACCTTCGGCCAGAGGTTCCCCAAAGCGCACTTAAGGATGGCCGCACCAGCTCCCTGAATCGGCGTGTTGCACCTGACAGTCAGCCGATTCATGTCGCCCTGGAGATAGCGCCGCATCCCTGAAAGCGGAATCCTGGTCTCCGCCCACTTGTCGTACTTCGTCCGATCTGCAGCTGCGGCATTTTTCTGCTGCCATTCGGCCACCCCCTGGAACGCACCAAGCCATTCATCCCTGATCTGTGCTGCGCGCTCTTGCGTCATGGTGATGCCCATGCCGCCTGCGTAGTTACGCAGACCTGCGGGGCCAGAGCCATACAGCAAACCGAAGTTGGCTGATTTTGCGGTCTGCCGATCGCAGCCAATGGCTTCCGCAGTAACGGTGTGCGGATCTTCCCCAGCCTGGAACGCAGCGATCATCCGCTCATCGTTTGCGACCGCCGCAGCGAGACGCAGCTCCATCTGACCGAAGTCAGCGTCAACCAGCAGCCAGCCTTCCGGCGCTTCGACGCAACTGCGGAACTGCTTGTCACGTGGAATCTGCTGATTGTTGGGCTTGATGCAGGACATGCGCCCTGACTCCGCCCCTAACTGCATGTAGCTGGCACGCACGAAGCCGGTGTCGTCCATCTTTTCCTGGATCGACTCAATCATCTGGCGGCGTTTTTCACATCTTTTCCACTCCAGATATATCTGGATTACTTCGTGATCGGCAGCGTAAGAACGCAGTGCCTGCCTGGACGCACTGGGCTTGCCATTGGCATCACGAGGCGGCTCACCGCCCAGCAACACGGTGAGTTTTTCCACAAGCTGCTTTGGACTGTTGATGTTGAAGCCTGCGTATTTCTTGGTGCCGTCCCGCACTTTGCCCTCATCTTTAGCGCGCAGGTTGAAGCTGCCATCTTCATCACGCGGCAGCTTGTGCTCTTCAGGCATCGCAGCATCCAGCTGCAGCACGAAGTCTTTGGCCAAACCCTTGATGTCGTGCTCGTAATCGATCTTGCGCTGCTGCAGGTTTTCGGCGTTCCAGGGCAGACCTGTGCGCCACATCTGCGCCATCGCGGGCAACGCGCGGCACTCAAGCTTGAAAGCTGGTCCGAGCCTGTCGCGACTGATCCGGTGCTCCAAGATTGCGTCAAGCTCCATCAGAGCAGCAACGTCGTTGGCCGCGTAATCCAGCTGTTCTTTACTGAGATCGCCGCCCCAGTTAGAGCGCTGCTGCTCTTTTGACAGCTCTTTTTTCAGGTAGCGCTTTACAACGCTGTCGAGACCATGCTTCGTATTAGGCAGGCCATTGGTGAGAAGTCGGCTGGCCAACATGGAGCAACGGACCCACCCAGCCGGATAGATGTCGTGCTCCTGGAGCCAGCCAAGATCGAAGACAGCGTTATGGGCCAGCCAGAATCG